CACGGATTCGGCATGACCAGGAAGCAGGTAAACAATGTCGCCATTTGACGCAACGGGAAAGTCGCCAGAAAAAGCATACGCGAGCGATGCCAGCGGTGCTTCTGGGCTACGACCGTAGCCACTCCCGTTTGTACCAGTCACGCTGGAGACGAACAGAATATTGCCAACGGTGTTTGGGAAATCGTAATTCGAATTCATCCACTGATTGCCGCCAACCAACGGGAAATGCGTTTTACCTGCCATGTTAATCGTCTTTCAGTTTGGAAATGCCCCACGTCTCATTGGGACGCCGCAGGGCTTTCGGTTGTTTCTGGTGGAACCGGCATAACCTGACTCGGTTCCACACCATCCGCGATCAGTTTCGAAACCCGCAGGAACTCAAATGCTCCTGCGTAACAATCAGCAGCGACTTTCCACGGTTGGATGTGGTCGTGTCGCGGAATGAAGTTCCTCGCAAACAAATCTGCCGCGAGGCTATGGATATCAACCGAACACGCCACGCCGCCGTTAGACGGCGCGGGTGTTTCGGCTGGAGGAGATGAAGCAACTTTTGCCATCAGTCAAATTCCGGTCACGTAATGTTGTTGGCTGGAGTCAGTCCCGCATAAGCACGCTTCGGCATTGCGATGAATGTGAAGTTTGCCTCGTCCGTGCTGGTTGTCGCGGTGATTCGCACGCCGACATACCGCAAGGTTGCACCAAGCTGAACGAGTTCAGCGTCGGTGCATTCAAGGAAGTACGTGTCGTTCAGGGAGTCCATCACGACAGCGCCGGAATCCTTAACGACCGTTACTGACGCGAAGGAAGCCGTCGCACTGGCCACCAGCTCAACGCGAGTCAGCGACGTGGTGATGATGGTTGGTCGCACCTGGACACCCATGACTGAATAGTCCTTGGCATCCATGTATCGAATCGTTGTCCCGCCATCTGGACTGCCGAGAATCGCGGTCGTTCCGCCGGGATCGTGATCGTAGCTTTGGATGTACAGACTCGAACCGATCTTTTCCGTTGCAACTGCACTGGCCATTTCAATATCTCCGAAGAGTGGAAGAGTAAATCAAATCGTCAATCACGAATCAGCGGGTTGCCAGAGCAACGAACGGAGACAGCGTGTCACCGTTCTTTGGAGTGAGCACCGAACGCCACCAGCCGCGACCGTCGTTTTCCATCCAGAACTTGAACGTGCGTTCGTGGGTCTCGAATCGAACGTGCATCGACTCCGCGGACTGAATCCCCTGCAATGTTCCTTCAAGGTATTCACCCCAGTTGCACAGCAGAATATCCCCAACGGTTCCCAGCGCTGGGCAGAACTCACTGAAGAAGATTGGCAGGCCGTCGAGTTTTTCGACGCCACCTTCAGTCGTGAACAACGGCTGAACAACACCGCCAGTTCCGATATTCTGAACCAGCGATCGGAGTTGTGGCCGCGTGGTCTTATTGGCCAAGAACGCAGCCCGCGTGTCGCCCCAACATCGAGCACGCATCTTGATGATGTTGTTGAAGGTGATTGTCGCTGCCGCTTGGCCCTGATCGGCCGCAACCGAAATCAACGCCGGGCTTTGCAGCACACCTTCGAATTGGCCAACGCCCGTGCCGTTGATGCGTTCCTGCATCAACTTGGCAGGGAATTCCGTTCGCATCCCAGCTTCGATCAACGCGATGAACGAAATTGGAGATCGATTCAGCAACTCTTCGGAAGCGTACGCCAATCCCATCAATGAATTGGCGTTCAACGTAACCTGTTCGTATTGCTGACGGCTCGAAGACACGGCCTGCGTTTCCGCACGGCGATAGACCACGAATCCACCGCTCACGCTGGTTGAGTGGTTTTTGTCAACTCGCGCATTGAACGGTACTTGCGGGCTGTTCATTGGCACGGCTCGTACCAATCGTTGCAGTGGATCTTCTTCCGCCATGACAGACAGCACGTTTGGGCTGTAGCCGGCAGGGATCAGAAATCCACCATATGGATCGGACGTGGTTGACTGCTCATCACTGCCAGCGGTCATATTCCGACCGGCAACGATCAGCGACTTCAGGCGGGGGTCTTCTGTATGGCGGTTGATTGCCGCTTCCATGACGCCCGTCAAAAACTCGGCGTGAGTCTTGAAACCACGCTTTGGATCTTCAAGGAATGCGTCCTTGACTTTGATCTGCGCGTTCGAATCGGTATTCGTTCGCGTCAAATCGAGAGAGGTCTGTCGGCTGGTCGAAATCTGGGTTTGCTCCAACTTCGCCAGTGACGCGGCACGCTGCTGATCCCTCTGGATCAGTGCTTCGACTTCCTTGATCTTGCCCGGAATGGCAGCGCATTCGGCTTCCATCGCGTCGAATTCTTTTCCCTGATCTTCGGTCAGAGATCCTGCGGCAGTGAGCGCTTTCATGCTGGCGAGCAATTCTGCCCGACGATCCATGAGAGCCTTAATTCGAGGGTCCATGCTTCGATTCCTTGCTTGTGCGATGGAATCGAGACGAGTTAAGAAGATTGCTTCAGACGCGAGTCCACCGCAAACCGTGTTGATAGGTTTGGACGGGTGGAAACTTCGCGGGCAACAATGGCACCCTTGAGAATTTCGCACGTCGCGGACGCTTAACAATGGCAAGCGAGGTCACGACGCTGATTCAGTTGTCGCCCGGAAATATCTATGACGGATGTTTCGCGGGTTCGTGCGTCAGAGTGTAGGCACGGGATTGAGCGAAAGTAAACACGATCTATGATGCCACGCATTGATGGCACATCTCGCACGCTTGGCACGGAATGCTAAATGGATCTGACCGCCAGTGAAGTCGCCCAATTATGTCCATGGAAGCCGTCCGCAAACTCGACGGTTCATCGGTGGTCAACGCGCGGAATCAGACTGTCAACTGGAGAGGTTGTAAAACTCGCGCGAAAGCGGGCGGGCGGGCGGTTCGTGTTTGACTCGGATGTGGTGAGTGCGTTCCTGAAACGATTAGAGGGAGATGCGTAAAAAGGCCGCAGGAGAAATCCTGCGGCCTTGCCTTTCCATTCCGCTCCTGTCTCCTCCATTCCTCACCTTTCCTCTCCACTCCACTCCACTCCAATCATCCTCTATTCAATCCGCTTGTGCGGCTTCGTTTCTGGAATCTTTCGGCTATTGACAGCCGTGGACATCATCGCCAATTTTGCCTGATCACGGTCCCACTCAACCCGCTGATCGGGCGTGAGATTCGACAGGTCAATCACCGCATGTCTCGCCCGGCTTCGACGAATTCGCCTTGCCCCGAGTTTTCCCATGCGGGCATTGTACGGACCGGCTTCGGCGTCGGTCAAAACATGAATGGCGTTCCCGCGAATCACAAGCGTTGCCGCTTCTCCACGATTGGCCATTGCCTTTGCGATGAAGTCCTTCAGTTTCAAAATCTTCCACTGGTAATTCTTCGACTCGGGACCAACTTTGACGATCTGTGTCAGCAAATCTGCTGACAAAATATCGCCTTTTTTGATGCCAGTTGTGTCGATTGGATGAATTGATGTCAGTGACATAAAAACCATTCCTCTCCATTCCGGTACTCTCCGGTGCTCTCACATCCAGTCCACTACACATTCCGATCCAATCCGTTCCTCTGTGCTATACCTCTTCTTTTGCGGTAAACCTTCCGTACCGTGGACGCCAGTCGCTGAGACCAATTTGCTGACCCGCAATCTCCACCCACCGCATGACATTCGCCCGATCAATCAACGCTGGGTCGTACTGAATCGGAACGATCAATTCCCATTGGCGGAAAATTGGCCGCGTTCGCATAACTCGCGATGTCTGCACTTTCACGGACGCCACGATACGAAACTCTTCCTTCTCCCAGAGTTCTTCGGGCGTTTTCGGCCCTTTGTAAATCAGCGGCAGAACACCATCCACAAAGATCGACATCTTTGCCGATGGACCCTCTTTTTGTTTCTTCGCCGCCGCAATCAACATCGATTCAATGTTTTCGCCCGGCCATCCCGGATGACCATCACTATCGAGGTAGAACGCGCCAAGAAATTCAATCTCGGCCATCGCCTCAAAATCTTCCTCTTGCTTTTTCCGTTTTCCGCTAATGGCCTTCATCGCCTTAGCGAAACTGTTCATCGGATTCGCCATTTGCCCGTTGTGCGGAATCGTGCCAGCAACCCCCGTCAGCCTTACCGTCAATGTATCCATGTTCTTTTCCTTGCCTGAAAAAATAAACCTCTCCACTACCCTCCATTCCTGTCATCTCCCATCCTGTCCCGTCCGGTCCTGTCCCATCCTCCCAACGAAAAACCCGCGACAAGTCAGGCAAGTAACTTGTGCGGGTTACGTCAAGCAGCATTGAGCTGCATGAATTAAATTGTGGTGACGCTTGCCTTCGTCAGTGGCGTCATCATAGACACTGATCACCCGGCATCAATCGCAATTTTGGATGTGTTTTATTTCCAGCGACCACAATCCGTCATAGATGATTTCACGCCCGAAACCGCCGCTTGTACTCATCCTCCATGCAGCGACATTGCAGCCAACGCCACCTTGCAGCGGCGAGACCCTGACCCATCGTCGTCCACAATCGCCGCCGCCCCCGTTGACTGACGCCGAACGGAACCAGCCTGAATCTTCGCCAGCACCTGATCGAGCGACATCACGCCGTCTGCCATTCCAGCGGCGACCGCCTGTTTCGCATCCATGCATCGCCCGCCACCGAACTTGTCTTTCACATCGGACGATGAGCACCCGCGATACTTGGCGAGAGACGACACGAACTCGTCGTAGATCCGTCCAATCGCCTTCATTTCGTTGTCGACAGCCTCTTGCTTCAGCGGTTCATATGGAATCCCTTCAGCCTTGTACTCTGGGATTCGACAGACAGTGACTTTGATGCCTTCATCTTCCAGATACTTCGACTGGTCAACAAACATCGAGTAAACCCCGACGCTCGCATTCGTGCTCATTGGCGACGCGAACGATCTGTCAGCCGCCAATCCCAGCCAGCATCCCGCCGAGCACATCATTGAATTTGAGACGGATACGATCAGTTTGTCCGACCGTGCCGCAAACACCTTGTCTGCGAATTCTTTGACTCCGTATGGACTTCCGCCCGGAGTGTGGCAGTCAAACAGCACTGCGCCGATGCGATCTTCGTTCATGCACATATCAAACGCTGCCGACAGGGAGTCTACGGAATTGCCACCAATCATTTCCGTGAACCATGATCCGTGCTGGTCGATGACACCGCGAATCGGCAGAATCGCGACGGCTTTTTGGTTGGTTCGGCCAGATGCTTTCGCGGCGGCGCACTGCTTTTCGGCAATCAATACCGGATCGGGAGCGTTGAAGAACATGCCACGGACGGCATCGTTAATCGTGTTGTCGGCAATCGGAAGTAGATTCTGCTTAATCCAGTTTTCTTCCATCAGCAGTGGTTGAGTCAAAAACGATCTTAGCGTTGGCATGGTTCTGCTCGCTTTTTCTTAGGGGTAATTGTCGCCACAAATTCACTGACTCGCGTCGTATTCCAGTCGGTCACACACAACGCTACGGCATCCGGCAGTTCACCGACCGAGCAACCCGAAGCGTCGACCAATCGTTTCAGAGACGAGTCGCACCACTCGCTGGAGACGCGATCAGGATCGAGTCGCATCTTCAGTTCATTTCCCGCCGCACAAACGCCAGACAGTGCGTCTGCGAGGTGTTTGCGGTGTTCTCCGTAGAACTCTTCAAGTTTCGGCAAGAATGTCCGCGGTAGAGATGCGTCGACCTTGGCACGCTTCATTTCCTTGACGGTCATGCGAGACAGAGTTTCCGACAGCATTGTTCGCACAGCGTTTCTGGCAGCACGAATCGCGATTGCGGCCTTCGGTGGTGCTGTTGGTGGTCGCTTGCCGTCTTTTGGGTTGCCCTTTGCCATCTCGCCGCCAGATGTCTGATGATACGGTTCCGACAACGGACGGAATGCACCCTGGATAAACTCAGTGTCGGCATTCTCTGTGTCGCTGGGGTTCTCGCCTTCAGCCTCACGAATCTGATTTGGCGTGATGCTGGCTGTCGAGAATCGGTTGGTCCAGTATGCCGAACGAGCAACGTGGTCAGCCTTCAGGAGCGACTTGTAATCATTCTCGAACACCATTCCGTCGTCACGCTGGGATTGCGTCAGGAGTTTTTCGCGGCATTCAGGTTCCCACATTTCGAGGAACTTGAGTGAGAACTTCTGGAACTCGGAACTCAGTTGCTCGACGTTACCGGCAGACTCCTTGACCATTCTCCGTAGCAACGTCAATGGAACGTCGTACCATCGAGCCAGATCCTCAATGTTGAATTCACGACGCCCGCGATGATCCGTATCGGTTGCCGACCAGTTCAACGGAACCGCTTTCTTTCCACCGACGAGAACTGCTGGAACATTGTCAGAACCGGCTGCGAACAACTGTGCCCATTGGTGCCGCAATGCGTCTTGTTCAGGCATCCCCATCGCGTTCGGGCATTCGATCACCATTCGAGGCAATGCCGTGCTTGACGCATCCTGTTCGGTTTTCTCCAGCGTCTGCCCAAGTCCGATTGACCTGGACGCCAGTTCGCCTACACCGAGACCGTGAATCCCGTCGTCATCCATGAGGATGTACGGAACCCGCAGCATATTTCGGTCGGGAATGTTTGACGGTTCCGCCGCCTTATTGCTGACCTTCCACCACAACTGCCCGTCCGCCTCATTGATAAACGCTGAGCATCGCGACGGATGAATCGGCCACAGTTTGACAGGCGTCACGCCATCGAAGTCTCGCTGGATCTCTGCAAAAGCAGTCCCGCGATTAACCTGCCACGTAATCATGAGTGACCGGAACGCTGTCGCGCTCATAATCGGGTTTGGGCGGTCATTCAGCAGGCGATATCGAATGTCTGTGCGAACCACCTGCGAAGATAATCGGCCCTTTGTCTCGGATAGCCGCTTCAGTTCGAGCGGCATTGTCGCACCGATGCCAGACAGGACGCGCGTTGCCGCAAAGCTCGTTGACACGAACATCCATGCGTTCGCACCACCAACGAACCCTGCCAGATTCGGCATGCCCATGACGGATGTGTACCAGAAGTCCGCGTCTGGTCCGCGATCAGAAGACGCCGCCATGCGTGGAGCGCTCGGCATCAGCGTTTGCATAATGCTCGTCGCGAGTTGTGTGAACATTGGGGGCTTCCTATGCCCCGTCACTGATTCCGTCGTTTATTTGTCAATCCTGTCGCTGGGATGGCCGGGTCTAGGGTGGTAGCTATTCACCAAGATTATCCGGCCCCCAGTGACGGGAACGGGTTGTGTGCTTATCGCGTAGTGCATGTCAAAATGCCGTTCTTGTTCGCGGTTTCGTGCCACTCGTTCATGTTTCTTTTGTACTGTTCGCGAAACTCTCGCGAAATCGCCTCCGCCAGTTTTTCTCTGACTACCAGTAATTCCGCCAATGGAACGTCGCGTCGTGAAATTGTGGCTCCATCCACATCGACAATCGGAAATGCCACTCCGTCAACGATCATTCCGACCTCCGTTGAAGCATCCACCCACACCGAGCGACAACAACACCTGTCAGCATGATTCCACCCAGTCCGATGAACATTGCAGCCGGTGAAATCAGCCATAACCCAACGCCGATACTTGCGAGGGATGATAACAAAATTGCGAGATGAATTACATCCTTCATTGTTGACATTCGCCCTTTTTCTGGCTATGTGACGGGACCGCCGCCGAGTGCGAGACTGTTGTTGAGGTAGTATCCATTCACACTTCCGCCAACCCCGATCATCGCCCGTGCCCTTGCCATAATCGCAACGACCGCACCGTCAATTTTCTTCGACAAGTCCTGCTGCTTAATCGGCTTGTAGTTCAGGTTCACGTCTCGTTTTACGGTTGTATTTTGAATCATCCACCGCGTGAGCGGGTCGCCATTGTGCAGAACCTGACCTGAAATGACTGCGGCCTCGAACATCTTCGTCGGCGCGTTCATTGTTGCGAGTCCTTGTGAGAAGTTGACTCGCGGAATACCAGTTGCACCCTCGATGACTCGACCACTGCCGTCTGTGACGCCTTCCGATATTTCTTGCGTGGTTTGCTCCGCTGGACCCCAATCGTCATACGACAGTTCGCTGATTTGATATTGCTTTGCCAATTCCCGGATGTCCGACCGGATGGCTCCAAAGTGGATGCGTGCTCCCGAGGTCAACTGTAGACGGCATCGAGGGTCTTGAATCCATCTCTGGAAATCAACTTTATGCTGATTGAGTCTCGCGGTGTCTTCCGGTAGCCAGTACCACCAGAGAAATTTGAACTCTTCGCCTCCCTCCGGGAACGCAAGGCACAGCGCCGCGAAGTCGCTAACAGACGCAAGGTCTAGTGCTGCCCAGCATTCGCGACCTTGCATTGACTCGTAAGTAAAGTCTCGATGGCCGAGATCGTATTTCTCCATTGGCAACCACGGGCTAGTAGAGTTTTGCCAGACATTCAAGCGATACATTTTGAATGTGGAAAGATCGGATGGCGAATCTTTTGAATTCGCGTAGTCAGCCAGGAACTCTTCGGGATTGACGGTGTGTCCCATCGCTGGGTTTGCAAGTTGCCCGTACTTCAGTGGGTCAGCGGCAAGATCGCCGTCCTTCAGGTCTTGTGGAGCGGCATACACCGCAGCAAATGTCGCCTCTTCCTCCCTGTCTCCAGAGATGATCTTGACGGCTTTCTGAAACTGCTCCATGCCGTAGCTGTCGGGGTCATCGCCCGCTGTCGAAAACTCCGCGTGCAGCGGTTCTTTACGGCTAATTCCCGCACGGTCGATACGTTTAATGAACTTGCGGTCAACAATGTGCGTTTCATCGACCATCACTGAACCGTTCTTTCCCTCCTTCGACTTTTGCGTCCGTTCGTTTGATGACGACATTGGAAGGATTGTGGATCGGGTCGGTTCGTGCATTACCTGCCACGATGTTTTATTGAGCGTGCATTCGTTGCTCAGTTCTTCGGACTGGTCGAGCATCGCAAACACATGCTTGATCGCCCCGTCCTTGACTTGTGACCCATCCTTGGATGCGTAGAAGACGTGTTGACCGCCCTCGCCCTCTCCCGCCATGAGGTACAGACCCCATGCGGACATTGTTGGTGTTTTCTTGTTCTTTTTCGGAACCCAGATTGACGCCTTGCGATACCGGCGAATCCATTCCTGCCAATGGTCCGACCATTTCACCCAGCCGAATACTCGCATCGTGCAGTCGTATTGCCAGTCGATGCGATGACCCGCCGCTACGCACTCGGAATGCCGTGCTGCTCGCTCGCCGCAAACAGCGATACACTCGTCATCCCAATCGTCGAACACTGGCAGTCCGTAGTCGCATTCGGCACAACCACGCAACAGCATTGGTTCACCAGCCTGCGAACCCTCATACAGCTTGCACATCCGCTCGATCCACCAGACCGTGTACGCGCCACGAGTCCAATCGAACTGGCATCCGTTTTTGACGGCCAATTCGTCAGACTTATTGCGAATCCACGCGGCGGTTAAGGCTGGTATGTCCAGTGAGTCCGTGACTATCAACCGAGGTTACTCCACTTGATCAACGACTGCCCATTCCATTCCGCTGTGCATGAGAACGAGTGGAATCCTTGCGAGTGGTGTGCCAGCAAATATTTCTTTCCACTGCCTATTCCAACTCGACGCCTGTGGATTGCGGGTTGTGATAGTCGCCACTTCTCCATC